TCATCAGCGTCAGCCCCACGTTCGGGTCTGCCGGCGGCAGCAGCACGATCACGTTGGCACCAAAATAGGTGTCGGTGTTGTCGGTCTGCACTGCCAGAAAACCCTTGCGCAGGTTGACCACCCCATAGGCGCGGTCTAGATCCGAAATGTCGGGGAACATGGCGTTATGTTCCCCGCTCAGGATCTCGTGGCCGGTGATGCGGCCACCGCCATCCGTGGTGTCGGTCATGCGCTGACTGGCCATCAGCTTGATATCGCCCGCAAGAATGGTCATGGGGTGTCCTCGATCACAATCAGTTTGATATTCAGCTCGTACTCGTCATCGGGCTGGGGGGCGTCGTTCCGCTCGATCTGGCTGGCGGTCACCGCCACCGGATCATGCCTGAACGCCACCTTGAACTGGCGCCCATCGTGCAGGCGCAGGGTCATTTTCTTGCCTGGGGCGGCTTCCATGGCCTTCACCGTCAGCACAGAACTACGGGCCCACCACACGCCGCCATTGGACAGCAGCGTGATGGGTCGCCCCACCACGCTGACGCTCTCCTCAACCCATAACGCCCCGGACACCGTGGGGGTGATGGTCTGCTTGACCGGTGACCAATCAAACTCATCTGCCCACTGCAGCTGATCGGGCAGCTCCACATCGTCTAGCGTGATCATGAACTTACCCTCGCTGAAAGGTTCAGCTGGTGCAGCAGCTCCTCCAGCTGGTCTGCATCAGCGTCTGACCCCTGGAGCACCACCGACTTGCCGCTGGGGATCGCAATCTCGATGCGGCGGGTCTGGGTGGTCGCTCCTGGGGCGGGTTGGGGGTTTCTGGTGGGGGCGGTAGGTACCTGAGCGGTGGATGAGGCGGCGCTGGCCGCTTCGGCGCTTGAGGCGGCCGCGGCTTCCTGCTCCTTCCTGATATCCTCCAGCTTCTTCTGGTGCAGCTGCTCGGCCAGGGCGATCGCCTTCTTGAGGTCGGCCACCGCCTGCTCGTTGCGGGCGGCCTCGGCCTCGGCCAGCTTGGCGCGCAAGTCCTCGAGCTGTTGCTGGAAGCGGCGTTGTTCAACGGCGCTCAGGTTGTTGTTGTACTGGTCCAGCTCGTCCTGCAGGTTGTTCAAGGTGTCACGGGCAGAGTCAGACAACGCCTCCAGCTTCGCCTTGGCCGAGTCGATTGCCGAGCGAAGACCACTCAGGGTGGCTTTATCCAGGCGGCCAAGGCCGGCAAGGGCCCGTTCGGCGTTGGTGATCATCTCGGTGGTTGGCTCGGCGCTGGCTTGCAGCTCCTCGGTCAGCGTCTTGGCCTTGATCATCAAGCTGGTCATGACGGCGTTGGTCTTCTGCGCCACCAACTGCTGGCGCACCTGATCGCTCCACCATTCATCGTTCGACTTGTGCAGGTACTGGCGTGACCGTTCCAGCAGGTTCTGGTACTGGGCCTGCTTGAGCTTCAACTGCTCGATGCTCATGCCGGCCAGGTCGTTGGCACTGACCACCGCCGTGGCGAACTGGACCATGGTGCCAGTGGCCGAACGGGTGCCCTCCTGCAGCTTCTTGATGTTCTCGGTCTGAGCCTTGTTAGAGGCAGACTGATACTGAATGGCCCCCTGGGCTTGGCTCTGCACCTGTTGGGCTGTATTGCCCAACGTTTTCAGGGCCCCCGCCGTGATCAGCGCCTCGCTGCCCGTGGTGTTGATGCTGGTCACCAGCGCCTTGAGCTGTTCGGTCAGCCCCAGCGACTGGGCCTGGGCCAGCAGGGAGCTGTCGCTGAACCTGCCATTGGCCTTGTCGGCCTGCAGCTGCGCCTCGGCATAGGCCAGGAACGCCTCCCGCTGTTGCTCTATCTTGCCCGAACCGGCGGCGATGGTGGCATAAGCGGCCTTGGCCGCCGCCGCTGTTTTGTCCAGCGCCTCGGCCGATTTGACCCCCAGCACGTTATAAGCTGCATCCAGATCGTTGGCAGACTCCCGCTGCTTGTTCTGCAGCTTGGTGGTCTTCTCGATCTCCTGGTTGAGCGTACCGACGGCACGGGCATGCTGCTCGGCACTGAGCTGGCCACTCTTGTATGCCTCCTCGGCGGCGGCTTTCTGCTGCTTGAGCAGCTGCATATACAGCTCTGAACCGGTGGCCGACTCCTTGGCGAGCTTCTTGGCCGCCTCGGTGGCCTGGCTCAGGGACTGCACCCAGGGCTCGCCTACCAGCTTGCCTTGGTTGTGCAGCACCTGCATCTTGTCGATGAGCAGCTGGATCTCGGCGCCGTTCTTGCTCGAGTCGAACGCCTTGCCAAGATAGGCTGCGATCGCCTCGCCGTTGACCGAGGATGCCTGAGCCATTGTCTCCAGCCCCTGCCCGAACTCGGACACCACCTTGCCGACCTTGCCGCTGATCTGGTCCAGATCCAGCCCCATATCGGCGAACACCTTGTTCAGGCTGCCATCGGCCAGGCCCTCGGCCACTGACTGGGCGCGCTCGATATCGGCGATGTAATCCTCGACCGACTTGCTGGCCTGCTCCATCGCCAGATCGGTCCCCGTGGCGAACGCGGCCAGCGCGGTTTCAACCTTTTTGAGCCCTTCGGTGGTGGCCAGCTCCTGCTCGCGGGTCAGCTCACCGGCCGCCTTGAGCAGGACGTTGTGCTGTTCCTGGGCGATCAGGTAGTTGCGCTGGCCAGCCAGCGCGGCCTGATAGCGCAGGCGCTCCTCTTCGCTCAGGTAACGGACCTGCTCGGCCGTCAGCTGCACCGTGTCCTTGTAGCGGCTGTAGAGGGCCATCAGCTCGGCCGCCGTGGCCGCTGTCGCTGCCAACGAGGCCCGTTGCCGCTCGGCGGCATCTGCATTGCGGTCAGCCTCGACCGTCACCGCATAGATATCCTTGGCCATCTGCACCAAGGCGGTACCGGCCGCCGCCGCGGCGACGATAATGCCGCCAAAGCCGAGGCTGCCGACCAGCCCGATCAGCGACTGACTGAGGGTACCGACCGCCTTGCCGAGTCCGCCGACCCCACTGGTCATGTCAACCAGTGACTGGGTGGCGCGGCGGCCACGGGTCCCTGTCATGTGCATCGCTTCCGATGCCGTGATCAGGTTCAGCACCAGCTTGTCCTTGATGTTGGAGGCCAGGGCCGCCACATCGCTGACCATGCCGATGCCCTTGAACATCAGCCAGGCTTTGGCAACCAACTCGATGCCACCACGCCAGTCGTACAGCGTGATCGCCAGGCTCTTGCCGCCCTCCACTGCGGCGCGGGTGAAGTTGGCAAACTCGGCGCCGAACTTGGCCAGGCGACCGTCGCCCGCCATGTCAGACAGCTCCTTGTTCACCCCGCTCAGTTGGTCTTTGAGGTAATCCAGGGCCCCAGACTGGGCGACCCGATCCTGGGCTTGGCGCAGGCCATCTTGGAACTTGGTGATCAGGGTGTTCCAGGTGGTCATGCGGCGCTCGACCACCCCCTCACCCGCCTTGCCCATGGTGTCGATGAGCGCCACCATATACTCGCGGGTGAGCTTTCCCTGCTCGCTCATCTTCTGCAGTTCGGCCACGTTCTTGCCGGTGGCCTCGGCCAGCAGGTTCCACACCGGCAGGCCGTTTTCGATCAACACCTTTCCCATAACGCACGTTGGCGTTGATCATCTTCTCCAGCGTCCCGTCCATCGGGTCCATGCCGTTGTTTTTCAGCATGACGAACGCCTGCAGGACGTCCTCGAGACTGGTGGGCAGGCGCTTGTTGAGGTTGATCGCCCACTCGAATGCCTTCTCCCCCGCCTGGACGTCGCCGTAGACCCCGATCAGCTGCTCACGCAGCACCTCAAAGTCGCCCCCCACATTGATGACCGACTTGAACCCCTGCCACAGCTTGTCGAGGCCGACATAGGCCCCGGCCGCCGTGGCCATGGTGGTCAGCATGCTGCGCATGTTGCCGGTGAAGTTGGCGACCCCCTTGGCGCTGCTGTCGAGGCGGCGCCGCAGTTCAGTCAGTCTGGTGCTGTGCTTGTCGGCCTCGGTGGCCGCCCTGGCCTGGGCATTGGCTAGGCGGGCCTGCTCGGCGGAAAGCTGGCTGGTGTCGATGCCGGCGGCGTTCAGGGCCGTCTTGAGGCTGTTGAGCTTGGCCTCGTTGCGCTCGTAGGCGATCTGGGCCTGACCGGCGGCGCGGGCCGCCTTGCCAAGCTGATCTGCCAGCGCTTCCTGCGGGGCGTTGGCCTTCTGCACCTCCTCCCGCAGGGTGACCATGTTCTTGCGGGTCTGCTCCAGCTCCTTCTGCTGGCGCTCGAGCTGGGGAGAGAGCTTGTCGTAAGTGGCAAGATCCTTCTGCAGGGTGGCGAGTTTGGCCAGCTCAAGCTGGGTCTTGCCAATCTGCTCGGCCAGCTCCTTTTCGAGTTTGCCAAGGTCTTTGGTCTCGATCCCCGTCTTGGCAACGGCCGCCTCGTGCTGCTCCAGATCCCGGGTCAGCCGTTGGTACGCCGTGGCTGCCCGCATGGCCTCGCTCTTGGCCAGGGAGTGGGCATCTTTCAGCTCACGGGTGGGGGTCTTGGTGGCATCGAGTTGCTGGGACAGCGCCTTGAGGCTCTTTTCTGCCCCCTCGAACTCGGTCTTGGCCAGCGCCACATTGGTGCGCAGCTCGTCGAGCTGCAGGGCGTCTTTCTGGGCGGACTTGAGGCGAGTCAGTTCAGCATTGAAGCTGGCGACCTGGGTCTTGAGGCGTTGCTGCTCGGTGGCGAACTCGCCGATATCCACCCCACCCCGGCGCAGGTTGCGCCCGAGATCTTCCAGGGTGCCGCCCGTGGTGGTGATCGCTCTCTCGAGCTGGCTGACCGACACCTCGGCCTCGCGCAGGCCGTTGCGCAGTTCACGGCTGGCACCCGGGGTGGCCTCCAGCTCCTGGGTCAGGCGCTGCAGCTCGGTCCTGGCCTCACTCACGGCCGTGGCCAGGGTCTCCCCGTACTGCTCCAGTTCGGTGGCCTTGGCCAGGGTCTTGCTGGTGTCCCGCAGCGTTTTCAGCTTGCTGTTCAGGTCATCGGCGGCCTCTTCCATGTTCTCCATGGAACGGGTCGTTTTCAGGGCCTCCGGGGTGAAGAAGTCACGGCCCCGGATGATGAGGTTGATCACCTTGTCACGAAAGCTGCTCATGCGGTCCACCTAAAAAAAGAGGGGGCCGAAGCCCCCTGATGGTTGAGTGGGGCAAACTGCCCCGGCCGTTATGCGGCCTTGCCCAGCGCCGTCTCGAAGAACTGCGACTTGCCTTGGGGCTTGGTGACGTCCGCCAGTACCTCACCCTTGAGGGCAAAGGTGGCGTAGTCGTCGCTGATGAGGTTGAGGCCATCGGTCGGCGACGGCTTCCAGCGCCAGACCTTCACGACGGCGGGATTGCCACTGTCGTCGTTGACCCCATCCATCACCAGTTTCAACTCCTTGCCGGTGCCCAGCAGCGCCTGCAGCACGGTAGCCGGGTGCTTGCTGTAGTCGATGGTGATGGCCACATCGGGGTCAGAGCCGAGAGCGGTCACCACATCGGCGCCCCCCAGGAAGTTGATGCCAGCAGCCGAGATCTCGTAGTTCACGCTGCCGTCGGTGGCGACCGGGGGGATGGTGACCGGGCTGCCGCCTGCGGTCTTGACGGTGACGGTCTTGGTCCTGTCGAGCATTGAGTCGGTATCGACCAGGGTGTGCAGCGCCATGCGGTGCGCCTCGTTGGTGACAGCAGCCGTCACCACCTGGGCGACCGTCGCCTGCAGCGCCAAGGCAATGTTCTCTGCCGACCAGTTGTAGCAGGTCAGATCCAGGGTGACCCCGGTGATCTTGTCGCGGCTGGCCAGGTTGCCGCCGCCGCCCATGAAGTTCGGCTGGGTCTTCTTGTCAACGCTGTAAGACAGCTTCACCTCGGAGCAGTTGCCCACGTTGCGGCCGTCCACAAACACACGGCCCGAGCCGATATAAGACTCGGTTTTGAACTCAGGATTACTCATGGTTTTCTCCAACGCCCTAGGGCTAGTCGTCACGATAAGTCAGGGTTAACTGCAGGTGGACCGAGCCAAACGGCAAGCCAGGCTCGGGGGGGACAAACTGGGCGGGCATCGCCTCGCTCAATGGCTGGGTGAGCAGCTGCTCGCCATCCGGGGTGTTCAGCAGGTGCCGCTTTTGGCGTTCGGCATCGGGGAACATGGCGCGGCGCAGGTACAGCAAAGCCAGCCGCATCAGGGTATCGGGGTCGCACGGCAGGTTGGTGCGCATCAGCAAGGTGCAGCGCACATTGATGGTCTGGGTGCGGACCTTGCCAAGGCCGCTCCCATCCGTCTTGGCCTCGTCCTTGTAAGGCTCGATGGTCAGCAGGGGCCATGCCTGACGCTGGGGCAAAAAAACGTCGATCCAGCCCCGCTCGACCAGCCGCTGGGTCGCGTTCCCATCCTTGCCCTTCATCGGGCTGCCGTCGGGGTTGAGCATCGGGATCTCGGCTTGGCCGCCGAACTGCTCCACCAGACGGCGCTCGATCTCGTCGTAGATACGCACGACCTTGAGCTGGGCGCGGGCCGTTTCGTGCGGCGTGTTCATATCAAACATCGCGTACCCTCCTCAGAAAACGTTCGGCCAGGCTGTCCAGATCCGGCTCTACGTCGCCATCATCGAGGGCGCTGCGGAACAGCTGATCCACGCTGGGGCCGTGCAGCACGGCGTAGCCTAGGCTGCTGGCCTCTTTCCACTCGCGCTTGTTCAGCTTGTCCTGGTTCTTGGGATTGACGGCCACCCCGGTCACCTCCGACATTCGCAACTTGAGCAGGAAGGCAGAACGCATATTGATGCGAACACCAGGCTGCACGGCCACGCTGACCCCGCCCCTGACCCGGTTGCCGCTGCGGCGGCGCCTGTCTCGGCTGGCGCGCCACTCCTGCCTGGCGTCAAACCGGGTAAGGAGCACGCCGCGCTTGGTGGCCGAGAGAATGGCGGTATCGGAAGCAGGGCCAGCTCGCTGACTGACCTTGAGGTGCTTGAGAATGTAGTCGGCGGTCAGGTTGACCTTGCCCATGATGCGGCGCACGGCCAGGCTCTGGGCCTCGTCGATCGCCTCGTTGACCACGGCGATGATGTGGCGCTTGATCACCCCTGGCGTCGCCGCCCCCATCTCTTTGGCGATCAGCGCGATATCGTCATCGTCGATGCCAAAATCAGAACTTCGCCGCGCCATAGGTGATCTCTCCTTCTGCCTGACCCAGTAACTCGACCGGGGCATGCAACTCGTAGCGATCCCCTGTCTCGTCCAGCTCAAGCTGTACCCCGTCAAGCACCACCCCGGTGACGTCCATCTTGCGGAAACTGATCAGCCAGCGTTCGGCGATGTTCCCGTCAGCACGGTTGTCGTAGCGATTGGTAAAGCCGCCACTATCACTGCCCAGCCGCAGATCCTGATCGATGATCACGGTGACCGGCAGCAGGGTTGACCCCAGGGTGAGCTTGGCGCGCTGGCCGGCGCGGGTGCTCTGGTAGATATGCCCGAGCGCCCGGGCCAGCTCGTCATTGACACTCATTGGATCAGCCTTTCAGCATGCTCTGGCGGCACAGCCAGCCGATGATGGCCGGCGAGCCATACGCCACCTCGCCTGCCAGGGCTTTCACCCGGTCGCCTTTGCTGTAAACCCGGTCGCCGATCACCATGGGCTCGGGGGCCTCCAGGCTGAAATCGTGCGCGACATAACGGCTGTCAGCGCCCGCGCCCAGCAGGGCGGCAGGGTCCATATCAGAGGGCAGCACCGGGGCGCTAGGCTGGTCAGCGAGGGCCTGCTCCAGCTCGGCAACCCGGGCGAGCAGCGCGGTTTTATCCTGCTGCAGCGACAGAATGGTGCCGGTCAGATCGGCGTTCTCACTGGTCAGGCTCTGGATCTGGGCGAGCAGCGAGGTCTGATCGGCTTGCTGGGTACCAGTCACATCCCCTTGCCCCAAGCCGTCACCGCCACCGGCCGTCGCGTCTTCCCACGGCAGCAGCTGGCCTTGCTCCCGCAGAGTCAGCACGGCTTCATCGTGCATCCCCTGCAGGGCCGCCTCGTCCTTGCCCTTCATCTGCGCGGTAGTGATGCCGAGCAGCTTGAGTTTTTCTTTCAGTTCCATGGTGTCAGTCCTGAAAAGCAGCGAGGCCCGTCAGGGCCTCACATGCTGATTGACGGTGAAGTGGGGCAGAATGCCCCACCATCAGACGGCGGCGCCGAAGCCCAGCATCTCCGGGCGGGTGCAGAGCAGCAGGCGGTAGGTCATCGCCTCCAGCTCGATCCCCTCGTTGCGCTTCTCGTCGAGCAGCACACGGGTGTAGATCTCGCGGCCGTAGGTGCCGAGATCGTCGAAGGTCTCGCCGGGGGCGCGCACATCGCGGAACACGGTGTTGCCCTTGCCGCCCGGGATGAACTTGATCTCGTCGTCATCGATCTTGAGCTTGCCCTCGGCATCCTGCACGTAGTTGGTCCACAGGATGCCGCCGAACTCGATGCTTTGGGTCAGGTTGGAGTTGTTCTCCAGACCGTTCTCGCGGCGGTTCTTCTGGCTCTCGCGCACCTCGGGGTTCTTGAGCAGCTTGTCCCAGGCGGCATCGCCGCACCAGCCGTTGACCATCGAGAAGCGAGCCCCTGCCGCCGAGCGGCGCATCGGTCGGATCACGGTCTGGGTCAACTTCTCTTTCAACTCGCCATCCTTGAGGGTGGCCAGGGCGAAATCTACCGTCGGGTTGCGGGTCAGCCCGAACGCCTGGAAGAAATCGACGATGACGGTGCCATCCTTGTCGATGAGGCGGCCATCGATCGCACTGAGCGCCATGTGCTCCAGGGTGGCGTCGATATCGGTCAGCAGCGCCTGCTGGCGCACGGCGATCTCTTTCTGAGCGCCTGCCAGCATCTTGTCGGGGGTACCGAACTGCAGCAGGTAGGCCAACTCGCTGGCCCGCAGCTTGGCCGATTCACCGATCTTGAAGGTGTCAAAGGCGATCTTTGCGCCCTTCGCGAAGGTGCGGTACGGCAGCGGCGCGCCGCGGTCGGTCACCGGCAGGATGTTGAAATGACGCTCGCGCATATCAAACATCAGGTGTTCGGTGTTGATCGGCAGCGGGTTGAACAAACCGCTCTTGATCAGGTCGCTGGTCGGCTCGTAAACCTTCTCCAGCGCCTCGGTCATCGAGATCATGGAGAAGGCGTCATCGCGGAAAATGTCGATAACATTCATGGTCAAAGCTCCGGTTCAGAGTGAGGAAGTGGCGAGGATTGGATGGCGCTTAGGCCATGCCGGATTCTTCGGCCATGTAGATGTGTTTGGCCTCGAGGGCCGTCACCGCCGCCGCTTTTTGCGGGTCGGTGGTGCCGTCCTTCCAGGTCAGCAGGCTCTTGAGGCAGACGCACAGACTGCGGTGAATGACCCCCTTCTTGTCGCCGTCGGTGGCGTCCACCTCGGCGAACAGCACGGCAGCGGCAGTCTGGGTGCCATCGGTGGCAGCCGGGTCATGGATGGCGTACTTCTTGGTCGCCGTGATCTGGCCCAGCACGGTGCCCGCCACGTAAACGACGCCACCGAGCAGCAGGATGCTCTTGCGGCTCATGTTGGGGTTTACTTCGGACACCAGGTGTTCGCCCGCACGGCGGCGGGTATCGCGGATGATGTTGCTCATCGGGTTGCTTCCTGTGTTTGGATGGCGATGGAATGGCCGCTGGGATTAGCGGCCGAGCGATTTGTAGGCGTTGTCCCAGCCGGCGGCAATCCGCTGACCAGGGTCTGTCAGGCCGCTGTCGTGTTGATTCAGGATCCCCTGGTCAGCGCCGGCCTTGAAGGCCAGCAGCTGCTGGCTGGCGGCCTCGACCGTCAGACCCTGGTCGATAAAGATCGCCGCCATATGCGGTAAGCCGGCCGCGGCGCAGGCGGCGTTGATGGCCTTGGCGCGGGCCCGTTCGAGCGCCACAGGGTCGTCAACCTTGCCCTTATCGGGGTCGTCAACCTTGCCCTTATCGGGGTCGTCAACCTTGCCCTTATCGGGGTCGTCAACCTTGCCCTGTTCGGGGTCGTCAACCTTG